CAGGATTGTTAATTATCTGACCTTTTCCATTTACAATAAAGTGTTCAGAATCAGACCAATACGCAAACATTTGGTCTCGTCTATCCATATTAGATGAGTAGTTATATAATGGGTAAAATATGCCAACAGGTTCTTCATGGTATTGCTCAAATATTGGATAAAATTCAACTAATGGAACATAATCAAGCATTTGCGTTTCTTCATTCCATCTCGATTTCATTGCAGTTGTACCTAATAGATACGTCATACGCTCAAAACGTAACATAGCTGAATCTAAATCCTCTATGTAATCATTGTATCTAATATCCACCTGCCGTTGTGGAGCCTGTTTAAATACAATTGCCCTAGCGTTAATTAGTTTTTGCGTTAAAGATTCGACCATAATTGGCGTTTGCCTTAATGAATCTGAATCAAAATACTTGCGAATGTCTTGTTCCATTTCAGAACATAAACCTTCATAGTAATTCATCATCTTGTAACGCTCTGTGGTTCTTTTAGATTCAATTTCATTTAGCTGTGTTTTAATAGCTGTTAATACTGAACCTCTACTTAAATCTTGTATTATCATATTTTTACCATTTTGTAGAAAATGCCCTATTTACCGATACAGAATAGAGATATTCCAAGGGATAGCCAAGAGCATCAAGAAAATGAGTTCTCTCTAAGTCTGATTTATCTATTCCGCCAGTCTTTGGGTCTCGTTGACATTGCTCTAAATCTTTAATTGTTTCAACGCATTTAGGAGAAACAAATAATGTTACGTTCCCATCTGCATCGACTAATTTCCTATTCATTGCGTTTAATCTATCTCTATGTGTTGGATGTGCTTTCCTTGCTCTAACAATAAACCCAAATTCTTTTAGTAGAAAATGGTCTGATTTTGAACTTTGGGTTGAACGAGCTTTTCCGGCAGGGTCAGGATAAACGAATTTTAATTCAGGATATTTGGCTCGTAACGTTCTAGCCATCTCTTCTGTGTTTGAGTTTCTTAAACAAATTTCATCTATTACATGGCATACAGAGTCAGAAAATTCCATTGCAATTATACATGACATTTTTGAAACGTTAAAATCCAAACCTGCCCAAAGAGTAGGACTCTCATCTTGTATGTTCTTGATGTGTTTTTTCCTATCGAAATTGTACGCACATCTATTTTGACTCGCCTCGAAACTTGCCATGAACTCCTGCTTGAACGTACGTTCGTCCATTGTCTTTTTTGCTCTTTCAACTTCTTTCTTTGGTACAAATCCACCATCCAATGTTGTAAACTGCCAAGACTTCCAATCAGGCTCTGTTTCATCTTGACCTTTTAAGTACATATCATAAAATCCATTACTAAATCCATCAGGTGTGCCGATAAATAATGCTTTTGAATCAGGAATTGTTGTCATCATTGGGAAAATAACCTCTTCCCATACTCCTTTTTTCATATAGGCATATTCGTCCATAACACATCTGTTTAAATGAGAACCCCTCAATTTTGATGGGTCTTCTGCACCTTTAATCGCAATTTCTGCTCCACCTATTTTTACTGTTAAATCTGATTCGTTTATCTGTACTGAACCTGAATAGTTTCGTAGTAGTTGTTTCAAAACAGGTAGGGCTACTAATTTGCCCTGTCTGTATGTAGGCATAATTACCCACCTGCGTTCGTTTGGTTTTAATATTCCACCTAACAACCATGTCAATGCTAGATAAGTTTTTCCAAATCGCCTACCTGCCACAACACATTTAAATTTTTCATCAGCACGAAAAAGCTCTTCCATTATCGGCGTTTGTAGTAAGTCCATATTTACCCATTATCAAAATTATCAATCCCTGTTTTAATCAATTGAATTGGTTCATGTGTTTCAATATCAATTGTCTGTCTTGGCTTTCCCTCAAGCCTATCAGCAATAAATTGAACAGCCCAAGGTTTTCCCTGTATAGCATACATCATGGTCATTCTCATTACTGCCTCCATCATGGTCAAATCACCCATTTCGACTTGCCCAAATAATTTTTTTACATTCCCATGTATTTTAGTTGAAACATCTTCTTCACCTATACGCTTTAACATATCAGGGATAGACTGTTTATTTTTTGGTCTTCCATCAGGGTTGCCTGACTGACCTTTAATAAATTTGTTACCTACTGTGTTGCCTTTTTCAAATGGCATTTCTGTGTCTGTTTATGCCTGTTTTATCAGACATAAAAGATTTCTTTTAGTTGTTTCATTAATTCTTTGCGTTCTGCTAACGCTGATTCAATCCACCTAGCTTGATGGTTTAATCTTTCATTATAGTTTTTATTAACAATTTTAATTTTTTTCTGTAGCTCTTCTGCATTGTTTACAAAGTAAAACTCTTCTACGTCTAACCCTGCTAACTCTGTAGTTTTCTTTGCATTGACATCGAAAAACATTAGGACGTTGCATTGCAAAGCCTCATAAAAACGATTTGCGAGATGGGAATAATGTTCATGCGTCTTTTGGTCTTCTATGTAAAGTGTGTATTTAAATAAGTTTAATGTTTCTGCGTTTTTCTTCCACTCAAGTTTATTTATCCCTATTGCTTCACATCCTATTTTTCTAAACTTTTTTAGATTTTTAGATGAGGTTGAAAGCATTATATTTTTATCAAAATATTTTTCAAAATAAACTTCTCTGTTTTTTCTATATGAACCCCAATAAATTAAATCGTATTTCTTTTTTATTGGTTTGTTTCTACCTTTAAATAAAAGCAGGTTTAAATTTACTGTATGATAATTATTATATTCTCTTACTGATGACCCTGACTCTACATGATTAGCGATTACATCGTATCCATTTTTTCTTAAGAACTTTTCAAACGCCCAATTAATATTTAGATTATATTCATTAGTCAAAAAATAAAACTTTGACAGTTTTTTTCTGTCTTCCATCCACGCAACATACGGATGAATATCGGCATAGAATGACGCATAAGAAATAACAATATGCTTATAGTCTTTGTTCCATGAATTTTTTAAATCATTTCGATTGTATAATATTGTAGCATTTAGTTCGTCTTTTAAAACATACGCATTTCTTAAATGTGCATCTGTTGGGTGTAAGGGTAAATCTGATTTAGTTTTTTTAGAATCTATTATGGCAATTGACATAATAACTCTTCAGCTTTTTCAAAAGAAATTCTAGGGTCACCTGTTTTAAATATTCTTTTTAACGCATCAAGCTCATTGTTGTCATTACACCTAATATTAAAACTTAAACTAAAATTGTCGTTTTCTTCTAATAGACTTATATCGCTTACCTCATTTATAAAAGATTGAGAAACGTCAAAATCTGACGCATCAAAGCCCCAATCTATAAGCTCTGCCATGTCAAATTCATTTGCTAACTTATCCCAATCCCATTTACCTGAATTTTTGTTAAGCCTAACGTTTAACTCACGCTCTGAATTAATTGATAAATCAACTGCAACGCATGGAACAGATTTCAACCCAATCTCTTTTGCAATTCTTAATCGTTGATGCCCCCCTACTATTACGTTTTCTCGTCCTGTATGGCTATTAATTACAATAGGTTCTACAAACCCAAAAGTTTGAATAGAGTTTTGGAGGTCTTTAAATTCTTTTTCAGTTAATTGACGTGGATTATATTCTGCGTCAACCAACTCAGAGATATTTTTTTCAATTAGATTCAATAGAGGAATGCCGGCAAACCTTTCTGATTTGTTCCTGTCTATCGCAAAATCTTTTACTTTTTTACGAGTGAGGGGAAATCTACCCTCTACTATATATTAACAGAATGGTCATTTTTTTTACTTATAAAAGTAATTTGCTATGCTTTTTGACTTTTTAAACGCTCTTTTTAAAATCCTGTAAATGCTTGACTTATCAGTATTTAAATGAATTGATATTTCTTGAATTGAAAAATCTTGAACAATATAAAAAAAGACAACTTTTTTTTGTTTATCGGTTAATCCTTTGAAATCATCATTTCCAAACCACCAAACCTTAGATATTAAATAAAATATTTTCTCATCTGATGTTAGGTTGTCTAAAAACTCAAAATCTTCTATACATATTTTTAATACTTGAAATTGCTTTAAAGCTCTTTCTCTAACTTCACTTATCTCATAGTGGTCTATGCCGTCATCAAAGCTAAAGAAATCCATTTTGTCCATAACTACACCTTTGGTATGTGATTAAAAAAGGTGAGGGGTAGGAAAGAATCAAGAACCCACCCCTCTTTTTTGGAGAGAGAAATTTTTTAGTGGCTCATTAGTGCCAACCAATGTTTATCAAATTTTTAATCACCAGACCCAAAAAACGAATTTTTATAAAGTCCAATTTTATTAATTATTACAGCCACTAAATTTATTTTTTTCTTTTCTCTTTTAATATTATCAGCATATTACCTAAATATACACAGCAATCAAGTATTTCTTCAAGGCACTCTTCAATCCAATCTCTTCCATCATCTATTGGCATAATTTTATTATATTTCTTATAACCTTTTTGAAGTCTTCCTGCTACTAATTGGACAATTTTATTTTCTTCAAAAAATTCTTGAAAACAGTCTTTACTACAAAACTTATCATCAAAATCAGGTTCAGCTTGACCACAATCAACGCCCAAAGTTGAACCGCACATATTGCAATATTTCATTAGTCCTCTCCATAATTAATATTAATATAAATTTCATAATCTTTTTTCCATTTATACGGAGATTCTACAACGTTTGCAATTCCATGTGCAGAATACTCTTTTTCATCTATTAGGTATCGTAAAAAATGAATAAAAGAACTTCTTTTCCAAAAATC